ACTATTTAGCTTGCTTGCCTTAATAGGCTGTAAGAAAGAAAATGACTTAAAACCAACTAGCCCATTAGCACCATTACAAAATAAACATTATTTCATTCAAAGTGGAATAATAGATGGTGAAGTAATGACTGTAAAAAAAGGAACGATAGTAATTGACCAACATTATCAAAGCCCTAATATTCCTGATTCAATTCAAGTCGAAGTTGGTGATACAGTAATTATGCACGATGGATATACAGGTTATCACACTATAAAACTTTGGCAGGATAAAACAAAATTAGTTGATACAACAATAATTCAACAGTACTTCGCACTCAATTATACAGTAAACTAATGGCAAAAGGAGATATTGATTTTAAAAAACTATTCGGAAGACCTCCACTATATACTAGTAGTATAGAGATGGAAAACATAATTACCGAATACTTCGAAGAAAGTAAGAACGCATCAGGTAAATACCAACCTACTATTGAGGGATTGACCTTAGCTTTAGGTTTTGCGACTAGACAAAGCCTGCACGATTACGCTAAGAAAGAGGACTTTATAGACGTGCTTAATAAAGCAAAGAGTTTTATTAAATCCTGTTACGAAAAACAATTGTATGGATTCGCTTGGGCTGGGGCTTCATTTGCCTTAAGAAACATAGGAAAAGAAGATTGGAAGGACGAAATAACAGAAAATCAAAACCAAACAATTACTAAGGTAGTGATTGAAGAAAAAACAAGGGACGAAAAGTAAGCTTTTCAATGATAGCCTTTGTTTCAATGATGTACAAATAGCATAATGCACCTCGAAACGACCCCAGTATTTACTCGAAATTATGCAACGGATAAGAAAATTAAAGTCAATAGGGGAGGGACACGCTCCAGTAAGACCCGAAGCATTGCGCAACTTAGCGTACTATGGCTTTTCACAGGGCAAATTAGCAGAAATCGAACTATTGCAAAAGGTGTATGGTCGACCGTTCGTAAATATTCGACTACACTCGATGCTACCGTAATAAGGGATTTTGAGGAGGAGTTAGATAAGCAACAGTTGTACGGTGCTTTAAAGATAAATAAGACAAAGCGAACGTATATTTATGGTGACAGAATGGTTGAGTTCTTTGGAGCGGACGATGAAAAGAAGTTAAGAGGGGCAAAGCGTAACATACTTTATTGTAACGAGGCAAACGAACTGGAATTTAAAACCCAGTTCTTTCAATTGTTGATACGTACCGAAGACGATGTATTTATTGACTTTAATCCTGACGATGAAAACGTATGGATTAATACCGAACTAGAACAAAAGAGGCAACACGATATGCACGATGTGGAGGTAATCGTTTCTACATACAAAGACAACACATTCTTACCAGCATCATTAATAAAAGAGATTGAGTACCTAGAAAAAACCGACCCCGAATTTTGGAAGATATACGGATTGGGGGAGTACGGTAAAGTATTCGGGCAAATCTTTGAGAACTACACAATAGTTAGTGAAATACCAAAAGACGCTACATTCATTGCGAACGGTGGTGACTTTGGATTTACGAATGATCCCTGCGCAATACTAGAGGTATATAAACAAAATGGTGAGCTTTGGGTTAATCAATTAGTTTACCAACGTGGAATGACAAATCCTGATATTGCCAATAGATTAAAGGAATTGAAAAAGGATAGGGAAGAAACTATATTCGATAGTGCAGAGCCTAAATCAATAAAGGAGCTTGAAAACTTACAGATAAATGTATTTAGCGCACAAAAGGGAGCTGATAGTATTCGTAACTCAATAGACATTCTAAAGCGTTATAAGTTTAATGTAACTGCTAATAGCACCGACTTAATAAAAGAGCTTAAAACGTACAAATGGGTACTAGATAAAGGAGCAAACCCAACGCAAACACCAATAGATTTTAATAACCATTTGATTGATGCTTTACGATATGTAGCATTAAACAAACTAGCCAATAATAATAACGGGGTTTATCATATTAGATAAATATTTTTTGCACAAACTTATAAGTTTTTATACTTATAAGTATGAAAGCACCGACAAAATGGGCCCATGTTACGCTCGCACAATACTATGATTTATTAGATGTAATTGATTTGCCACTTCCCGATGAAGAAAAGGCAATAGCTATGTTATCCGCATTAAGTGGAGTAAGCATTGAGGCTTTAACCGATGAAATAGACGTTAAGGTATTAGCTAAGTCAATAGATGATATTAAGTTTATTGGCGAAGATGTGGCAATAGGTAAGGCAAAGGCATTCTTTAAGTTGAAAGGTAAGAAGTTTCAATTTGATATGGTGCTAAGAGATAGTAACGCATCTAGTTTTATATCATTAAGCGAGCAAGTAAAAGACCCGATTAAGGCAAAGAAGAACATTCATAATATCATTGCGATATTTTGTCACGAATTAAACTGGTTTGGTTTCAAAAAGAAACGAACGGTTAACTCACAAAAAGAAATAGCTGAATTTTTAAAAGAGAATATGACTATGAACGATGCTTTTTTGTATCGTGATTTTTTTTTGCGCAGTTACAAAGCGTTATCAAAAGCTACGCTAAGCTATTTGGACAAACAGAACAAGAAGATATTGAAGACTTTGAAGAAGGAAATGAACAGCCTGCATTCATAGTAAAGTGGGGGTGGATATGGACTATTGATAATTTAGCAAACAACGATAGAACTAAGTGGGATTACTTCTTTGAAATGAATTTGATTGAGTTTTTAAACACGATAAGTTATTACAAAGATAAACAGGATTACATAGCAAAAGAAACAAAGCGACTGAATGGCAAACACACCTAGAGAAGTATTACAGGATTACAGCCAAAAGTTTATTGATGCTTTTCATAAGTCACTTGAAAAACACGATAGGTTAGCAAGTGGAGTGCTTTGGCAAAGTGTTAAAGCCCCTGTAAAAGTGATGGGACAAAGGGTTATATTAGAAATAACAATGAATGATTATTGGCGATGGGTGAATGATGGGAGAAAGGCAGGAAGCAAACAACCCCCTCCACAGGCAATGTTAAAACATATTGCTAATAGGGGAGTTGATTATAGAGGCTTACAAAACTATTATACTAACAAAAAAGGGTTAAAGATTAAAAGAACAAAACCCTTGAGCAAAGAAAAAGCATTAAACACATTGGCTTTTTTAATAGGTAGGAAAATAAAAAAGAAAGGTATAAAACCTACACACTTTGCGGATGAAGTAATAGAAAGCAACCTAGTAAATGAAATGGAAAAGGAATTAAGTATAAGCGTAGGACGTTTAATAAAAGTAGAAATAAACAAATCAATACATGGCAATAACAATAAATAGTCAGCCAACTGGAACGCTTCCAGTATATAACGACCTTATATACGTTGTAGCGAGTGATAAGACTGCACAGGCTAATTTTAAATACATAGCAGACTATTATATAAATGGGTCAGTTACAAAATCATTTAGAGAGAGTAAGCCGGGTGACCCTGTTTATGGAGTAGCAGTATTTAATCCTGCACGTGTAATTGAAAACTATTTAAGCGGAAATTTTGATTTAGATTTAACCGCAGTAACTAGATGCACAGAAAGCATTTTAACATTGGAGGTTAAATTTGGGGAGGAATATGGATTGAGTTCAAGTGGTACAACTGTATATGCTAACTTAGCAACGAGTACAACTATACCATGTTATAACGGGGTGTTTGATTGGGAAAGTTGGATTGATGAAAAGGCTTTAAGCTTTGTAACTTATAGAAGTCAGAGCAGTTCAAGTATGTTTTTAAGTAACTCGCCAGCCTTTAAAAAGGTTTATACAAATGAAAAGGAATATGTGTATGCTATCAATCGTACAAGTGGTGATATTTATTATTTCAATGTAAATACATACGATAGCGCAGGCGCACCTTTAGGGAGTTATAGAATAGATAATCCATACCAAGCACGTAGTTTATATTATGATAGAATGGTTCGTTGCCCAGCAGGATGGAACTTAAACGATATATCTTATACAACTCTTTCAGGTAGCGCACCTATATTAAAAAGTACGGTATCTTATTATGAAATCTATTGCACTAATTATGCAGGTACTATAACTATAGGATTAAAGAGATACACCCCAGATACAAGTTGTGAACGATTTACTAAATACCGTTTACACTTTTTAAATAAGTTAGGGGGATATGATTCATTTTCATTCACTAAAAAATCTAAATTCAATTCAGATATTAAGCGTGAAAACTTCAAAGCTAATTTAGGAGTGTTAGCAAGTGCAAGTACTTTCACTCAATCGAAATCACAACGAGCAGTAACACAATACGCAACGAATATAAATGATAAGGTAAGTGTAACGAGTGACTGGATTACAAGTGGTGACGTAGCTTGGTTAGAAGAGTTAGTGACAAGCCCTGACGTTTATGTTGAAAAGAATGGGAGTGCAATACCAATAATTATAACAGCATCTAGTTACGATAGGCAAAATGGAGAAGATAAAAAGATATTCAATTTAAGTATTGAATTTGAATACAGTTACAAACGATATAGACAAAGGTTTTAATGGGACGTACTAGAATAGAATTATTAACAAGTGGTGATATTGATATGTATGAAGATGTTTCAACACCTTTAACATTCGCTATTGCAGATATAAGAACACCCGATAAACGTGATTCACATTTTAGTAAAACGATTAAAGTACCTGCTACTAAAGGTAATAATATTCGCTTCGGACATTTGTTTGATGTTAATTTAAAAGATGGGCTATACAATCCTAATTTAAAAGTGCCAGCTACATTGTATATTGATGACGTACCACAGATACAGGGATTTTTGCAAGTACTATCAATTGAGGTGGATGATAAGAATGATATGGTTTATAACCTATCAATCAAAGGGAATGTAAATAATATATTTCAAACATTAGGAGATGACTATTTAACTGACTTAGATTTTAGTGCATTCGACCATACTTTAAATAAAGCAAATCAAAAAGCAAGTTTCACGAATACATATAGCAATGTTTATTGTTATCCGTTGATTGAGTATGGATTTGATAACAACTTTAATCAATACAATGTAACTGAAATAATGCCTGCAATATTTTTAAGAGCTTATATTGATAAGATATTTAGCAATGCAGGATTTACATATAGTAGTTCTTTTTTTGATAGCACAATATTTAAAAAGTTGGTTATCCCTTGCAATGGTGAAAAGTGGAGATATTCAGCAACGCAGGTAGCAGCACGATTGTTTGAGGCTAGTAGAAG